TACCTCGACGAAGACCCATGTCCTCCTTCCACTCAAATTGAGACGGCAAAGTCTGATCCGATGCGATCACAACCTGTGGCGCCTCAGTCGGCGCGGGCAACTGAAAGTGACGGCCCCGCCAACAACGATACGGTCTTCCTTTCGAATCGCCTTGGAAATCCAACATGTCTTGTCGATACGCTCCCGCCGTATCAATCTTCCAAACCTGTTGGCGAGAGCCGTCAAAAATCCTCGCAGGCTCGAATACTTGCGTCACATCATCCGTGACGAAAAACTCTGGCTGATAAATTCGAAACTCGAGGCCACCACTTGCGGTCCCACCGCTACTGGAAACAGCTTCAATCTCGTTATAGGGTCGATCAATCGTGACCGCATACTGGGTAATTGTGTTCCCTGAGATCGTGTCTGACGAAGAGTGTGTAAACCACTCCAGACATTGTCGGCGATGAATCTGCCCCGACGAGTCTGTGATCTCAATATGCATAATGCCGTCCCACTCGCCAGTGACAGACGGACGCCATGATGTAGTGCTGGTGCTACCTGCAATGCCCTCTCGAGTAGTGGCATCAACAAAATACAAAAGCCTCTTGTCACTCTGGTAGGTTGCGACTTTCGCAGCCACCGTGGAGTTCGAACTCTTCACATCCGGCAACAGAACGACATGCTCCTCGTCAGGAACAATTGCCTGGGGCACGTCATTCGCCATTCTATCCAGAGCAACGTTCAACGACTGCCGGATACGCTCATCCTGCGTTTGACCGCTCGAATCCCACGAACGCATCGCATACAATTGTTGGCGCAACGTCTCCAAAGATACGTTCACAGAGCCTCCAAAGAAGTGAGGGGCGCAACCCGAAAGCTACGCCCCCCAACTATATCACGAAGTGACTAACTACCACACAGGCATCGAAATGACGGCAGTAATCTTATCACCGGTAGAGCCGCTGTTGGCTTCAAGAGCCATACCAAAGACACACCCCAGGTTGTCAACAGTTGCGTCAGCATTGCGGGTGAGGGTCGTCGCATTCGCGTCGGCAGCAGACACCAAACGGTCGCCTTGGGCCACGGTAGAGACGGCACCCACTTCGCACACACCCTTGGCAATGATCCAGCCATACTTACCTGCGGCAAGTGCACCACCGGCCACCCCAAGAACACGGTGCACATGAAGTGTCGTGGTGGAGAGAATCCCGTGGTAAGGGGCGTAGTCACTGTCGAGGAACAACACGTCGCCTTCCGCAAACGCGGTTGAAGCTTCGTCGTTGTAAACGAAGATCCATTCCCGGTCACCGTAGTGAGTCGAGTTGGCAGCAGTTACCTCGTCAGCTTGCTGAACGCGGCGAGTACCCACAGGATATTGCTCAGTGTCATAGACAGATGAGGTCCAATCCTTAGCGTCTTCCGCGTCAACAATATTTCCACCAGATTTGAATGATCCAGCCATAATGTACCTCCTCAGGATCCGCCGGTTACAGCGCCCTGTGCGGGGAGCTTGGTGCAGATCAAGTTACCTTGCATTGCAAAGATTGCAGTCACCACGTCTTGATCGCCAACCCGCTCCTTGAACTCCGATACATTCGGGGCTTCAAGCATTGGGAACTCGATAAAGTCCGTGTTGAGCATGTAAGTAACACCACCAGCAGCATCGCCGGTGAAATCACCGCGATCCAAGTCAATAGACGAGGTAACAGAAGCAAGACCAAGGTTAAGACCCAGGGTGTTGCTCTTGTCAATCTTGTCATCGACGAGTGTTACGCGAACGTTGTCACGACGATCATCTTCGAAAAGAGTGTAAGTGTCATCGTCCATGATAATCATGTCCGGACCCTTACCAATACCGCCTGCGTAGTGAGCGCATTGACGGTAAGTCTTACGAAGCTTCTGAATTCCTTCAGTCGCCCAAGTACCAATGTCGTTGTACTGGTTGAAGTGGAAGTAGCTGCTGCTCTTCGAGACACTCTGAACCTCTTGGTTCTGAGACGCTGGAGCAACAAAGTCAATAAGACCGTGCGTTACACCGGCTCCGATACCATCAGTCTTGATACCGTTAAGCGTCAAAAGACCCTTGAGTTCCGACGTCTGGAAAGCAAGACCGCGACTTACACCAGTAAGAAGATACTTGTTCAAGTCAGCCTTAGCTGCTTCCATAGATGTCTGAGGATACTCTTCGATCAGACGGATGATTGCCAACTTGCCAGAGTTCTGAGCGAGTTCCCGCTTGGGAATGTTGATCGCCATAACCATACGGTGTGGCTCAACCTCAAACTTCCGGATTTGTTGACGACGGGTCATGTTCAGTAGCTCATCACCGACGTAGACACCAACACCGCGCGCAGGAGCACCACCGGAAAAGGAACGTTCAATCTTAGTTCCGCCTTCCATGGGCATGCGTGCTTTCTTGTTAAGCGCCTCGAACAGTTCATTGCTACGAACAAACGAGTTCACCAGAGGTCCGCGAAGATCCGCGAACGTAGTATTCAGTAGTTCAGTACTGATAGTCATTGTGTTCTCACATAAAATGTTGAAGAAATTAAACTTGTGTCACGCCTGCCTGGTGCGTTGAGCCAGACTCAATTGAGCTACCTGACCGCAAATTAGGTGCGTGTTTTAGGTATACAACACGCGAACGAAGCGGGCAATAAACAAAATAAAAATAATCACACCGGAAACTCAATTGGCCCACAAACCACTGCCCTCGGCGAAAAACTATTTACGTGATAGACTTACCGTATGGCTACAGCGAAAAAAGAAAAACCGGCAAAAATCGGAGGCGCCGAGTTTGCCGACGCTCCAGGACTACACCAAGGAAAAATTAGGGCGCTATTTGCGACGCCCGATGCGTTTGTCTCAATGTGTCAGATTGTCCGAGAAGACGAGACTACGGGCTACATGGAGCCTACGCATACGCAAAAGAAACTGCTAAGAGCCTACGACGAAAACAGATGGCTGATGGTAAACAAATTCCGCCAAGCCAAGATCACAACTGTTTCGGTTATGCTTCTTCTCCGAGACTGTATGTACCTAAGCGGTGTCAAGGGCTTGCTTATTGCAGAACGTCAAGACACGGCCGAAGACATCTTTGAACGCATACTATTTGCGTACAACCGACTCCCAGCCGACGTAAAGATGCCCCTGACGCCCGGCAAAAAAGCCGGTGCTACACAGATGCAGTTCATACACGGAGGCGGCATCAAAGTCCTGACGGCTGGTGGTAGATCGCCAGCGATTGGTCGATCAATTGACCGCTTGGTCATCACCGAGTTTGGTGAAGCGCAGTGGCAGCGGAAAGCGGCGATTAATATTTTTCCGACCGTAAATAAACGACCCAACGCAAAAGTCATACTCGAGTCCACGCCCGGTCGAGCCGGAAGTCACCATGAACAGATGTGGCGATCGGCGTTGGAGGGAACCAGTAGGTTTACGCCGCTGTTCCTCGAGTGGTGGGAAGACGATAGCTGTCGGGAAGACGTCATAGGGTTTGAGCCCACCGCCGTAGAAAGAGAGTATCTCCAACGACATGAGGGCATGTCGATTCAAAATCTTGCGTTTCGACGACGAGGCCTGAACACAGAGTTTGTCGGAGACTCCAGGCTGTTCTCGTGCAAGTACCCGTCTGATGCATACGACGGGTGGCTCGGAACGACGAACCCTGTAATGCCCGCAGATGTTCTCAAGCCATGGCTCGCAAAAGCAAAAGCAGACCCACCGCTTTCTCCCTCAGGCTGCCACGAGTTTGAAGATCCTATGCCCGGCCGCCAATACTTGATTACGGCTGACCCGGCGGGATTCGGTAGCACAGGAGATAAGTCCGCACTCACCGTGTGGGACGCCGTTGACTGGCGCGAAGTCGCGTTCTGGGAAGATCGTGAGGCTCCCGACAGGTTTGCGTACAGGCTGCAGAATATTCAACGACGGTACAACAACGCTTTGCTTGCAGTTGAGTCAAACGCAACCGCATGCATTGCAATTTTGAAAGACCAGGGCACACGAAATCTGCTGTGGACAGACAGAAACCACCCCGGTTGGTACGCCACGCAGAAAAGAGTCCAAGAGTCTGAAGCCCGACTTGTTCAAATGCTCCGACAAAGTGACCTGCGAATCCAGAGCAGAGGGACGCTGCACCAACTTCTTAACTACGATGGCAGCAAAAAGAAACGCGTAAGAGGCGAAGACGGCATCCTACATCACTTTGACCGCGCACGAACTGCGGTTATGGCTGCAGATATACTTACAAAAAGAACCTTTCATCGACCGGCAAAAGAAGAACCGAACACACACGTTACCGGACAAGTTACAATCAGGCAGCTTGACGATCACCGTCACAAGAAAAAGACACAAGCGACGTCACCCTTCAGGCCCGCATCACTCAGTTGGAGATAATCATGGCAATGTTTAAAGGCCCCACATACGGATCAGCAGAATCACACGCAAATAAAGCAAAGGCTCGACTGGAAGATCAGAAACGGCGAAACCAGATCACCAGCGGACAGGGTGGTGACGACGCAGCGGAAGATGAAAAGGAGCCCCGAGTTAAGGTCAAAGGGATCGGAACAGGAGAAAAGATCAAAACTAAGGGCCCCACCAAACAGAAAAAGTACGATAGCGAAGGCAACTTGGTTGAAGTGGAAGACGATGAAAAGACTGAAGGGTCCGGGAGCTAAATCATGGCGTCCAAGCTCTCTAAGCTGATTGATCGGCATCTCGAGCATTACAAGAGATCCGAAAAAACACCGTTCGATAAAGCGCGACGATTCTATCGTGGAGATTTCTTCACGAGTTCCGACAGTGACTTGGGCAGCACACGACTCGATTCGTACCTCTGCTCAAAGAACATGATCTACGCAATTTCCGATACTGCTGTCAGCGCATTGCTTGGACCAAACCCGTCTGTCGCGGCCGTAGCCCGAACACCAAAGTC